TAGGGTAAGGAGAAAAACATGGCACTAACTAAAATAAATTACACAGGGCAAGGTGTTGTTCCCCATGCGAAGATGCCGAGTGGGTCTGTGTTGCAAGTTGTTCACACACGAACAGATAGTGCTATATCAACTGCTTCAACGAGTTATGTTACGACAGGACTTGCTCTAGCAATTACACCAAAGTTTTCTACAAGTAAATTAAAGGTAATGGTTTTGGGTGGTCGTAATTACTATAATGCAGACTCTGTTCAACACGATGTAAAACTTTATGTAGATGGTTCTGCGTATGGAGGTTCAGGTAGATGGACTTCAATTTTTAATAATGGTGGCGGCAATAGTATTCATTATGGTGCATGGTCGCTTGTAGAATATATAGATGCGAATAGCACTTCAGCGAGAACATATCAGATTTATCATAAGACGAGTGATGCTAGTAAAACTTGCCATTTTAATAATATAGGTTCTTCTAATGATATATATGTCCATATGATTTTAGAAGAAATAGCCGCATGATGGATAAGCCAACAATATCATCGCTAGACAGACGCTTAACAAAACTGGAAACAGAGACATCAATCCAATTTAAAGAACTTTTTGTCCGTCTGAAGCGGATAGAGGGACTACTTATAGGTACTGCGTCTGCTATCATACTTTTATTATCAACTATGTTATGGAAATTATAATGGGAAAACAGCCTAACTTAAAACCCTACATGGGTAGCATACCCCATAAAACTTCGTCTGGCCCGAAAGGTCATGGTGCGGTTATGGCAGGTAAAGCAATAAAGAAGAAATCAGCTAAGAAGAGATGAACCCAAAGGCTTCGCTGAATGCGATAGATACCCTTGAGAATAGTAAAGGGTGGACAGTCATGCGTAAAGTAATGGAGGAGGAAATCGTTTCTTCCGCAATGGCAATCGCAGAATCACCGACAATGTCTTTGGATGAAATCAACTTTAGGAGAGGAACTATATTTGCGGCGAAAGCCCTACTGGATATGCCGACAAAACTCAGGTCAAAGTTTGAAGCTGAAATAGCTTTAACGAGGGACGACAAGAGTATCAACAGCAATACATAATGCCATCACATTCAATTTAATCGGGACGCTACGGCCTCCCAAGGAGTAATAATGGCTATAGACGACAAAGCAATAATCGACAGTATCTCAACGGCGAAGCTCGGTACGCCCAACAATATGCCTGTTGAACCTACAACAGCACCAGAGCCAAAGGCAAAAGACAGTAACGAAGACAAAGCGTCTGCGAAAGCTAGTCCCGTTACAGAGGGGGACAAGATGCAAGCGGAAGCTGTTGTCTACGAGATAGACATGGGTGATGGCAAAACACGCAACATGACCCCAAAGCAAATCTCTTCAACTATGCAGAGATACGCCGCATTGAATTATCAAAATGCAAACTTAAAGCCAGTCAACGATCTAGTAGCTAAAATTCTCAGAGCAAACCCAAACATGCAACCGAAGGACGTAGCAGGTACGCTAGAAAATATCCTGAAATCTAGCAGAAAGAACCCTGAAATGGGGAACACCAAAGGCGATCAACCTGCAAAAGCAGGTCAAGAAAACATAGGCGACGCTTTGACAAAGTGGTCTGAGGACAACGCAATATCTCTTCCCCCTGGATATGCAGAAATGATGCAAGGCAATACGTCTGGCATGAATAGCATGGGCGACAGAATGGCAAAGATGGAAGGTATGCTTAATCAGGTTCTTCAGATGTCACAGGGCAACGTCAATGCCGCTAAAGACACGATGGATAATGCAAACAATATGCAGATCCAAGCCATGCAAAAGCAAATCGGGAACAACATAGACAGGGTTCAACAGCAACTTGGTCTGCCAGACGAAGCGGCACAAAACTTTCCAGTGTTTATGGCAGAGCGTGGATACACAATGGAGGATCTTATCGACCCGTCATTAACAATGAAACTGATGCAAGATTATAAAAACAATCTCAACTCTCCAGAAATGGAGCGTCTTGTTGAAATTGCGAAGAAGAGATCTGCTTATACAGGCTCTTTAGGAAGCACACCTTCTGCTAATGCAACAGGTGATGCCCCTACGGAAAGCAGGTTTGACCAATTCGCAAATCAAAAGATGGCACAAAAAGGTTTAGCCTAGAGATTGTCTCTCTGAACTAGCCCCCTAACGGGGGCTTACTTTTTCAGAAAACCATGATCGAAGCAGTACTCTGGCTCGCACTTAACATCTACTTTGAATCTCGCAATGAACCATTGCAGGGACAAATAGCTGTCGCCGAAGTAACCCTGAACCGTGTTGCCTCCCCTCACTACCCAGACACAGTAAAGGAAGTCGTAACTCAAAAGGGTGATAGGGTCTGCTCCTTCAGTTGGTATTGCGACGGCAAGTCAGACAAGCCAAAAGAAAAGAAAGCGTGGGAAAACTCTGTCTTCCTCGCAAAGATTATGCTGGATGAATACACGGAGAAAGACCGTGTAACCTGCGTAGGAGAAACTGCCCTCTTCTTTCACGCCACATCTGTATCTCCTTACTGGCTTTCGGATGTATCAAAGATAAAGCAGATAGGTGGTCATATCTTTTATGAGAAGAATAAATGACTGATAATATCCTTACTGGTCAGCTAGGAGAAAGCATTTGCTCAGTCAAGCTACTCAAGATGGACATACCTTGTACCCTCGTCCACCTACAAAAGACAGACATTCTGGCTCTAAAGGATGGCAAGCCTCTCAGGATACAGGTCAAATCAAGCAGAATAAAAAGGGCGTATGAGCGAAAAGGACGAGAGTATTTCTCATATCACTTCTCTATTGCCTCTGGTGGCAGACCAAAACAGCCATTAACAAAAGAAGTTTGTGATATTGTGGCACTTGTAGCCATAGATAGAGAGAGAGTTATCTTTAAAAAGGTTGAAGAACTGGATGGAAAGTTAACGAAACATATCACCCCAGACGATTTTTTTATTGGCTGCGATTTATTTTCTTGGAAAAAATGTTTCGATAGGGACGAAACCCTGTGAGAAATACTGTACCTTTCTAATCAAGTCACAAAATGTACGCTACGGCCTACAAGACTTATGAGTTTAGTGAAGGTAATTCCACAACACTCGTCAAATTTTTATCTTAACCTTTAAGCCAAGGAGTATTTTATTATGGCGGCAATACAAGGGATGAGAGGCACAGGCGAGTTCGGCACTGACTTCCGTCCAAAAAACTACAGAGAACTATTCACTCTGTTAGAGCCTAATGGTAATGCACCTTTGAACGCTTTGTTATCTATGGGTTCGTCTGAAAGCACAGACGACCCGTCTTTCAAAAACTTCAGAGACGAATTACCAGACCGCACACTAACTGTGAATGGTGCAATCGCTTCTACATCTACTGCGTCTATTACTATTGATGCGGCAGACGACAACAAGTACGCTATCAAAGGTGCTATTGTTATCAACCAGACAACTGGTGAGGTAATGCAAGCTACTGCTGATACTACTTCAACAACCCTAGCTGTAACTCGAAACATCGGCGGCACATCTCACCAAATTGCAGACAATGCAGTCCTCTTTATAAGTGGATATGCGGCGGCTGAAGGTGGGTCAAGCCCAACAGCGATCTCTTTCGACGCTTCAGTAGTTGAAAATTATACTCAGATCTTTAGGACTGCATTCCAAGTATCAAATACTTTGCAAAGCACATACCTAAGAACTGGTGATAAGATGGACGAGAGCATGACTAAAGCTCTCAAGCTACACATGAGCGACATTGAGAGAGCTATGTTCTTCGGTTACAAGCATGAAGCTAACGGTTCAACATCTGCTCCAACCAGATACACAGGTGGTTTGGTCAACTCGTTAACAAACGTAGTTGATATCACAACTTCCTATGCGTCTTACGGTGGTGCTAGTGCTGGCAAGATGTCAGAAGAAGGTTTCGACTCTCTTCTAATGTCAACTGTCTTCAAGTATGGAAGCAATCAAAAGATCGCTTTCGTAGGCGAAACAGTAGCTAATCAGCTACAGCAAATGGGTAAGGACAGATGGAAGCCTACAGTTGTTGAAGGATCTTATGGGGTTAACCTTATAAGATACACAACATTTGCAGGTGACTTGATGGTTCACTTACATCCACAGTTCCGTCAGTTGGATCACATGAAGAATGCAATGGTAATTGTTGACTTCCCATACTTGAGCTATCGCTACCTTGAAGGTCGTGATACTTCACTCTTGGAGAACAGACAGTCACCAGACGCTGACTCAGTCAAGCACGAGTACCTAACCGAATGTGGTTTGGAACTATTGCAAGACAAGGTTCATGCTTACATCAAAGGTTGGAACTCCAGATCATAAGGACGACCATTCCTTAAATTTAATCCATATTAGAGGGGAGCTTCGGCTTCCCTTTAACATTTGGAGGACTAAATGGCAGAAAATAAAAAAAGAGCAAGAACATCTAAAGGTCATTACAAAAAAGATGACCCTTCAACACCAGACATAAACGAAGCATACGTTCAGGAAGAGGCTGTGAAACCTATGAAACCTCAGACCGTCTGGTACGAAAGTCGTGAGAAAGAACCTAGTATGTTTCCTGTTGCAGACATTAAACCCATAAGAAACTTTCAGACAGGTCGGCTCGAATATGAAGTAGACGCAGACGACGTTGAAAGATTCGAACAGCATCATTTTTGTATGAACGCAAGGATTGTTAGGAAGAAATAATGGCAGAAACAAGTAACACGAACCCACATATACGGACAAAGTATTCTCCACTTAGGACGCTTGCCATGCAAGCTCTCAGACGTTTCGGAGATTTTAACGCAAGTACCGTAGACGGTGATGTCGTTCTTATGTTCCTAGAGTTTGCGAATATGGTGATTGATGATATTCGTCAGCATCCGTATGCGGCAAGAACTACAACAACGACAACAACCAATGGGCAGAAGATTACTACAACATCTGCAAATGATATTAATTACTATACATCCCCAGACGAAACACGGGAGATAGACGATCAGATAATAGTTGCTGGCATTCTTGCACATTATGCTGTCCAGCAGGGCAGTGAAAAGATGCAGATATATATGCCTAATTACTACAGAACTCTTAACCAACAACTTTGGAATGAGCTTAACGGCAACACCAGAATTAAACTTCGTGTTGTTGACGACGGAACGAATAAGAGAAATGCAAACGATATAAAAACTAACGTATATAATGGACTTCTTGAATCAACATGAGCACACAATCAGCCAGTGGTGTACCATATAAAACATTCAGCTATGAAAACTTCCAAGGATTAGACACTTCGAGGGATATTACATCATTAGACACTGGGGAAGATCAGCACTTAACAAAGCTGGTAAACGGATACTGTGACTGGCGTGGGCAGATTGTCCGTGATCCAACAGTTGCCTTTAGGAAAGGTAGCAACAAGGTTACGCACTGTTCTTTCTACGGAAAGGAAGCTGTTGTCTGGGCCGAAGAAACAGGTTCAGCGATTAACTTACGTTCCGACGACGACCATGTTCTTGAAAATGTTCACCCCATTGGCTCTATCATTTCTTCAATCGTTTTTAATCAGAGTGTTCACCTGACATGCAGAGGCAGAGCCACATATAGATATGATGGAACTAAGTTTTCTCGCAATCAATCTACCTCTTTAAATAGCCTCACACCTGCATTCATATCCTCTATCCAAAGACGCATGGTAGTTGCTGGTATTCCAGGGCGTGAAACCCAAGTTCATTTCAGTCGTGTGGATAATGATGAGGTTTTCCCAGAAGACGAAGATGTAAATAGTTCTAACGTACTCCGTGCTGGCTTTATAGATATAGCTAACCTACTAGGAACGGCTGACCAGATAACTGGTCTGGGCTCTTTTGAGCAGAATAGGTTAGTCGTATTTACATCAGACAGGGCAATCATATATAAGATTGACCCATCAATAGACAACTGGCTTATAGACGACGACACATTCATAAACATTGGATGTGCCAGCCACAACACAATCTGTAACGCTGGCACAGACCTTATGTTCTGCTCTCGGTCTGGCATCCATTCAATTAAAAGATCAGAGGAGAACGGGATACTTGTTTATTCCTACTCACTTTCAGACAAGATAGACATTTTATACCGTGAACTCTTTGCGTCTGTTGACGATCCTCAAAAGATCTCAGCCGTATTTGACCAAGACACTGCTCAGTACCATATATTTTTCCCACAAGCTGGTGACATTAATACCAAGAGATTAACACTCGCTCTTAACCCAGAGGGTGGTGAAGGTGCTCAACCAAAGTTTAGCGAAGGCGATTTCCTTAACGCAAGATGCGGAGCTTTCCTTGGGGGAAAGCTCGTATTAGGGACAACAGGTGGAATTTATAACGTAAATCAGGTTGAAGAAACCACTGGCTTTGTTCCTACTCTAACCATAATGACTCCCCTGCTCTGGCATGGTTCACTTGTTGATACCAAGCAGACGCACAGTGTTATTATACAAGCGGCAGGTAAAGGCACGATAACTATGGATGCCCAAGATTTAGATGGCAATCAAATAGGTTCTTTAGTTTTCGAAGTGGACGACACTACGGACGACAACTATTTCGTTGGTGTGCCATTATCCAAACAGTATGAAAGAAAATGGAGCTACCGATATAAAGCGGCACAATATAGCTTTAAAGCCGAAGGAGGTGGGGGTCTTCTCCGTCTTATTGGCTTTGCAGTCAACATAAAAAATTAAGTGAGAAGGTAAATGGCAAGACTTAGACAACAATATTCGCAGAATTACGGTTCTTCTAGTAACATTAATACTGAGTTTGAGAACCTTGTTAGGTATTTAAACGCCGCCGAACTTGGTGAAAAAACTTTAGGAGAACTCCTAGCAACACTCTTTGACTCTAGCGGTGTCTGGCAAGGCCCGATTGAAATGCGTAAAGACAGCAGTCTTGGCATACAATATCGTATCGGAACATACACAGATACAACGACAGGTTGGGTAACTATTGCTTCAATGGATGATCTTCGAGGTGCGGCTGGCTCGACTGCTGGTACTATCGGAGCACCAATCCTTTATTCCAGACAGGATGTGGCAACAACATCAGGGCAGACAGTCTTTGATTATGCTCACGATTCAACAGACGACCTTCTCGTATATGTAAATGGTGTCCTTAAAAGAGAAGGAAGTTCACACGATTACACAAAAAGCCACACAGCAGGTTCGGGTTCTGCTGGTGCAGTAACATTTAATTCGTCTCCTCATGCTTCAGGTGCGGTGGTTACAATCTATAAAGTCAGAGCGACCTCTGTTACTGGTTACACACGATCAGATACATTAACAACTGGCAACCAAGTACAGTTCGCTTTTGCTCACGATGAGGAAACTGTTCTCCAAGTATATAAGAATGGCATCTTGCAAAGAGAAGGTGGGTCAAACGACTACACAACCAGTCCACAAAACGACGTGGTTACATTCACAAGCACAGTAGCCTCTGGAAATTTAATATCTATCATTACTGTTGAGAACACTTCTACTACTACTGTTACTGGCATTATGATGGAGCAAGATTTTGTTAATACTGCCACTGGCTTAATTGACTTTACAAAGTTAGCGATAGACAACAATGAAATCCCACAGGCGAAAGTAGCGAGCCTTGCTACAGATCTAAGTGCAAAAGCAAAGATAACTACAGCAAGCTCTACACCATCAAGCCCTGCGGCAGGGAACTTATGGCTCGACACAAGCTCGACACCTAATATCCTAAAGTTCTACACTGGCACACAATGGTTACAGACATCGCCAGACAGCACACTTCCAACATTCACTTCATCAGACGCAAGTAAGTATGTACGGGTGAATGGTGCAGGTACGGCTCTTGAATATGCTACTGTAGATTTATCGTCTGTACTTGCGACCTCGCAAAGAGGTGCGGCGAATGGCGTAGCATCACTTGACTCAACTGGACTTTTACCAGCTTCACAACTTCCGTCTGCCCTAACGTCTGGCAATATGTACCTAAGTATAGCCTCGCCAACTAATACAACATACACAATAGAAAAATTCTGGAAAATGAAAATCCAGATTACCGCTATTTCAGTAGCGACCACAGGAGGAACTATTGTTGTTCAGCCTCAAGTAAACGGGACACTGGCAGGGTCTGCTACATACACTGCAAACTCGTCTGGCAGTGATACGACTTTAGGTACTGTTCTTGAGATTGACTGTAACACAGCCGCCAAGACAGTAGGTTTTACAACTACAAGTAACAGTTCTGCGGCAAACTTAGAGGTGGTTCTTGCGTACAACATTATGAGTTCATAGGAGATTAAAATGAATTGGCTAGAAAGTTTAGGATTAAAGTCAAGCGACGAGGACTGGGCAAGATTTTACAAAGATTGGGATAGGGTAAAGCAAGAAGTTCCTCAAGATTTAGCTTGGGCAGGTCAAAGACTCAAGGACGTATGGGTAGACACTCCTAAAGAATGGCTCGACACTGGAACTAAACATACTTTAGACTTTACTGGAAATGTTGTTAAAAACCTTTTCGATCATATAGAGAATTGGGAAGAGTACGCAAAGAACCCACAACTAGGTTCAGCTTCTGCTACCCCTTCTGGAGATGAGTTGCTCGTAAAGCCAGAGAAGATGGTGCAAGGAGAGAAACATAACCTCGCCTACATAACTGATGAAGAAGCTGATATCTTAAAAGACTTTGGTGGTGCTGGCGTTGATAGCGACAATGATGGTGTCAAAGAATATTTCAATCCATTCACATGGCTTGGAGATACTGTATCAGATACTGTGGATATGTACGCTCCTAGTTCAGGTTCTCCAGAAGCGGCACAAAAAAAAGCGGAAGATGACAACAAGGATAAAGATAGGTTTGGTGCTAACGAATGGACTTACGCTTTAGGCGATAGAACTATTTCTACCATGACACCAGATAAGGCACACGAAAAAGGAAATATAACCGACTGGCAATATAACCAGTATCTAAAGAATACAGGCAATACAGCTTACGACGGGATTTCAGAGGATTGGGACTCAAGTGCTCTCCCCCCTGGAGTTTCAGCAGACCAAAGTTACACTCCACCGACACCAACACCCTCTACCCCATCTGCACCTTCTTTCGACCTCGGTAATTGGGACACCATGTACGGAGACGCAAGTTCAGCCATAGGTGGAGCAGACATGTATTCACTTATGAACAATGGACTTGCTGACTCAAGAGGTAATATCAGTTCTGCTATCGGAGACTTGACTTCAGCATCAGGTGGCAACTGGTCGAATATGGATGCTATTAATGATTTGCTTGGCAAGTATCAAGGATTAGATACAACCCTGTCTGGTTTACAAGGTCAGTACGATACAGCAATTACTGATACCAATGCACTAATTGACAACTACGAAAAAGGTTTAGCCAAATCACTTCTTGGAACAAGTGACTGGGATATGCAAGATGTCAACGCCGCAAGAGATCTTAGGACACAACTTCAAGGCTCAGACATAGACTTTGATTATGACACAGGTATAGACAGACGACTTACCGAAGGTCTGGGGTTAGCTGACGATTACCAGTCAGCATATAGTGACGCATTAGGAAATCTGAATACCATCATAGGGAACTATGACACAGCCGCCGAAGGTCTGGACACAAGTTTTAGGGGTATTGGATTTGGCGATCTTCTCAACAATGTTCGTGGTATGGACATGACTGGAGATACGGCAGGTTCTCGGAATACTTTAAATCAATACATCACTGAAGCAGAAAGACTTGGGAATGCTACTGGTCTATCAGACAGTCAGATCGAAGCAATATTCCAAGACTCAGGAATTGGAAACAAGATAACCGATATTAGATCTGGTCTTAGCCAGACGGAAGCAGATAGGGCGGCTGAAGAATCCCGTATTGCGAGAGCACAGTCAGACGCATTGGCTGGTGCAAATACAGCATTCTCAAATATTGGTTCTTCAGGTTACTATAACAAGTCAATGCTCGACCAACTCCAGAACGCAATCACTCAGGGCCAAGGAACTTACGCAGACTTTTCTTCCCCATTGGCCTATGATTTTACAAAGGCAACTAATCAATATGGTTCTGCTCAGACTGCACTTAATGATCTTCTGGCTCAAAGAAAAAGAAAACTTGATTCAATAGAGGGTGATCTTTCAGGAGCTTACAGTCCTCTCGCAGATTTAGATCTGTGGGAAGAAGCTGAAATGAATAAGATACTTGGAGGTATTGAAGACGTTGATTACGACCTTGGATATTTTACAGGTGGAAGAGTGGGCGATATCTATGCGGATATGGATAGTTATAAAAGAGATGTCACAAACAAGCTGGGCCAATTAGGTGATTACCGTGAAGGTTTAGAAACAAGCTCTAAAAATCTTTACGACAGGTTAATGGGTGAAGATACGAACAGAGCAAACTATGATGCCTTCTTAGAAGAATTTGATCCAATAAGGGCTGAGATAGATAAGTACACAGCATCTCAGGCGTATGATGAAAGAGGCGACATAACCGCAGAGCTTGCATCCCGTCTGGCTCAGATAGAGCAAGATGAATCAAATGTTGCCGCACGGACGGCAAGAGCTAATGCAGACAATAATGATTTTCAGTTTCAGGATTACAGATTGGTTGATCCACTTACATCCTTAAACAGAGGAGCTTTATATAGTGCAGAGGATGAAGAGGAGGAATTATTTAACAATCCAACCTCGGCCTTCGCACAAAACATATTGAGGTATTAAGATGGTTTGGTCAGTTGTATTAGGTGGTCTTGGTCTTGTCCAAGACATGATCCGTGAGAACAAAGCAGAAAAGAGGTATAATTCTGCTGAAGCATTCAATCGAGAAATGGCTCGTAAGTCAATGGATTGGATGGAGGAAGACAGAGCACGAACCTATAGACTTGATGACCTGAACCGTGACATTCGTAGAGATGAGAGAGCATTCGCTGAACGAGAGTTAGGTGAATACAAAGCCAGATTACTCAAGGAACGTGAGTTTGAGATTGAACGTATGCTTCAAATGGACAGGGAAGCCGCACGTCAATACGCATTTAAGCTAGAACAGTATTTAAGAAATCAGGAAATAACTGGTCAAGAAAGAGAACGGGCTCTTCAGGAACTCGAAGACGCAAAGGCGATAGCCGCAGGTGAAAGAGACGAAGACCAAAGAAGATTTGAAATGGCAAAGGCTGAAAAGGAAGTTGAAAGAGACTACCAGATACAGCAGATAAATAATGCCAGAGTTGGATTCCAGCAAGAACGCAACCACATGTTGCGTCAGCAAAAAATGATTTCGGATCGCATTAAGGGTATGCAGACAGGTCTTGAGAATGTGTACGCTGGCTTACAAGATGTCCCAGAGGTAACACCAGTTACTCAGGCACGAATTGATGCAGAAGTGAACAAACGTACAGACCAATATATGGGAGACGTAGACCGTGCGGCTGACAGAGTTGCGTCTATTGCTGAAGGTGGCTTGATAAACAGGGGCATGGACAACTCAACTCTGGCTAACTCGACGAGAGGGGACATAGCTTCACGTCTTGCAGACGAATATCAGAACGCTCGGTTCAGGGCGTATGATGATGCGATGAAGTATATTGGCGGTCAGCAGAATATTGAGAATACAGACCTCAATACAATACTTGCTTCAAGACAACAACAGCTTGGTCAGTACGGAGATACTATGAGTGCAGGTCTATCACAAATGGCTAACCTTCCAAACGCTCCGTCTGCTATGGGTTATATGAGCTTCATGCCTCAGTCTGCTGTTTACGACAGGGCTGTTGGATCTTCTGCCAATAATTTCCAAGACAAGTATGGTCTAAGAAGTGGAGTGAGCGATGGGTACACAGGACTTGGTACGTCACTAGCCGCCATAACAGGGGTTGGCACAAGCGGTGCGTCAAATGCAGGTCTAAATCTCGGAAGTGGAATTTACGACTATTCACCAAACAACTGGTCAGACCCAACTTCCTATGCTTCAAACATACTAACAAATGCAGGTAATAGATTTAATACGGCCATAGACGAATCAAGAAAATCTGGAGGAACATTCGGTAAAGCATTCCTAGACTGGAATTATGGCACGGGGGATTACAGTGGCAAAGAACCTAAGTTCAAAGTTTCTGATATTTGGAGGTAATCAATGAGTATATTTTCAGCAATATCGCAGGGGATGCAAGACCAAAGGGAGTTTAGACGTGGACAAAGACAACAGATGGCAGAAGCATTTGCTGACTACAAGGCGGCTAACCCTCTGGCAACTGCCGCAGATTTCCAAAGTTTTATTGATTCATACAGCGGTGGAAACAATTACATTGCTGGTGGAGCACCTGCTGAAAATGTTCGTAAGAGGATTGCGGCAGATAATCAAAGGCGTGAACAAGAGCGTCTCAAGGACAAAGCGTGGCAAGAAATGATGAGAGAAGAGCAGTTTATGCAAACTCTTCAGCCAAAAATAAACCAGTACCTTCTTACCCTAGACCCAAGCAAAAAGACTGGCCCTGGAGGATCAATAGGTTTTGATTGGACAAAAGCTGTACAGGATTTCGAGGAGCAGAACTCACAGTACGCACCTTGGGAACTCAACTTCAATTCCCTCATTACAGAGCAAGCCAGATCGGAGGCAGTCACAGCTTCCATAGCTAAAAACCTAAAACTTGGAACAGAGTTTTTAAATATGGTAAAGGCAGGTGGAGGCAATCCAGCTAATGCTGACATAAACCAATTTATGAAAAACTATGGTCTGCCTAAATCTGTGGCTGAACCTATCTTTGCGTCGGCACAGACGGAATACAATAATGAACAGGTAAAGCTACGAACCGCATTTGATGAGAAGGTATTTAACTCTGCCGTAGCTCTCGCAAAAGACAATAATATTAAAGCCGAAGACCTTTATAGTAGCTTACAGCAAATCCATAAAAGTGATCCCTTGTGGGCAGATATGGAGAAGGATGCAGAATGGTTTAAAAGTATTAAGGAGAGAGCACAAAGCATTTATGATGATAATGAAAAGGCAGAACTGCAAGTCCTTAAAAACGAAGCTATGAACTTAGCTGAAACTTATTCAACAACAATAACTAGCAACCCTAAACAGATTTTAGCAATGCTAAAAGAGAGATACAAAGATAACAAACATGGCCCAAAACTTTTTGAAGATGAGACATGGGTTGATCCATATATAGATCGGGCGACGGATAGATTAGATGATGTACTTAATACTGAGTGGGAGACTTGGAAAAATCTGGCACAGGTGACAGCTTTGAATCTGTCTGTCAACCCCAATGTAGATTCATCTACAATAGAGGAAAAAATTAAAGCGTCTCTCCCAGAAAAATTTAAAGACAGATGGGAAGACTTTAAGCCTACAGTAGATGGTTTTGTGTCAGATGCAGAAGAAAGAGAAGAGGACGAGGCTACTGCTTTAATAGCAAAAGAGCAGTCTGATCTTAGAACTAAACTTGATGACGAATCGAGGAAAACACTTCTTATCGGAAATATCAGCAGTGTGGGTTATGATGCCGCAATGGAAAATGTCTTGAGTAAACTTAAAGGAGAACTTACTGGAGATTATTGGAAAACAGTCGCTGGTGAAAAAGCTCTTAAAGAAATTTTAGACAACCACATGAATGCAGTCATCGAGGAGTATAGCAGTGTACAGGACAGAAATAATTATGAAATTAAAAAATCTCAAACACAAGCTAACGTCGCTCTAATTAATGCAGAAATCGAAGCCAATAAGAAAAATGCTAGTGATTTATTTGGGGGTGCGACTGCAAAACCGTTGGCTGGAGGTGAATCAAGAATGGCATTAATCACCCCTCAACTTGCAGGTAACTGGTACTTTGATGGCAGGACTCAAAATCTCTTAGTTCAGTTTGCTCAAAGTATGGCAAAAAGTAATGAGTTTGAAAATATGTCTGCTACTCAGATAAAAGAGGCGGCTGAACTTTTTCTAATAGAAAATGGGGCTACACGTTGGTCTGCTTATCAAGGTAAACTCCAGTCATTGAATGCACTAACCCCAATGGAAAGAACAACATTTGGCGATTATTCTTCTAAACTTTCTACATCAATCGGTAGTAAGCATGAAGACTTTGATGATGGTGTAAGAACTATCTTAGAAGAAGTTGAAGGGGCTGATACAAGAGAAGCCTATGAATCTGCCATCAGAAAATTAAATTCCTTAAAAACACAGCACAAAGACTGGACTGTAGATATAGCAAATCAAGTGAGATCTCACTACGACTCACGAACTAAGTGGGTTGATATTCAAGGTGTCCCATATAGTGTAGAAGCTATTGATAAAATCATGGCAGGTGTCGAAAAAGATATGACAGACATAGACGCAAAGATAGACGACCTTACCACAAAAGCTAATGAGATCGAAGAAATAAGTAACGAAACTCTAGGGCCTGATAGACTTAGTGAACTTGAAACACTATTTAACGTCAACCCTGACGCAACACCTGTGGAAAACTGGTTTAGTAAACAGGATATAATAAATGATTGGGTTAACGAATGGAAGCAGTTCAGAGAGAAGAAGGCTCAAGGTGCAGACGTACCTTGGATCGGTAATGCTTTGAACAAGGGGTGGAACAACCTTACAAAGTCAGAGAGAGAGAATGAAGTGCGTGACTTCCTAGACACATTTACAGATCAAGAAGGAGTAAGAATTTACCTCTCAAACAAACCTGAAGTGTGGGATAGATTTAAAGAAAATCCTATACAGGAAATAAGAGAAAACCCAGAACTAAAAGGGTTCGTAAAAAAACTTGGCATTGAACTGCCAACTGAATAACAAGGACGACCCACTCTTTTAACTCCAGTATTCTGAGAATTATTCGGAAACTGGAGTACCGTAAATGACATTTTTATCAGACCCTTTTGGCTCTAAGCCATTCGATCTTTCAGATCCTCAAGATCAAACAAATTCTCAAACAGTAGACTTAGGATACGCCGCTAATGTGGACAGGAGTAGTATCCTTAAAGACCCAAGGTTCTTAAAAGACCTTCAAGACCGTTACGACCCGTTGCAACAACTGTCAGACGAAGACCTTATCAACAAATTTTATTCAGACGAGAACTGGGCTCAGTTAAATACTGTCGGTGCTGTAGGCAGAATGATGGAAGGCGGCGGAGACACCGACGAAGAGAAGATGAGAAACGCCAGACTGACAGCAGTCTGGGATAACCTGCCTAACTTTTATCAGGAAGGTGGTCGTGGCTGGGGTGCTGTGCCAGACATAGCAAAGTCTGTGTTATTAGACCCACTAAACTTAATCGGTGGTGTTGCGGCTAAAGGAGTTTCTCAAGGGGCAATGAGAACATCAACCGCCCTTGGAAGATCTGCTCCAGTTAAATCATTTCTTAAAGGTGTTACTGCTGGTGCGGCGACTGAGGGTGCAATATCTGGTGGGCAAGAAGCCCTTATCAACGTAAGTGAACAAGGGTACAGACAAGACATTGGCCTCCAACAGGAATTTGACTGGGATCAATTTGTAAAAGCGACTGCATTTGGAACTGTTCTTGGCGGTGCAGTTGGTGGCACAATCGGTATCCCTTCATCTATTGCTGGTGTCAGACAAGGACGGGCAGACGTAGAAGCTGGTCTATTTACAGGACAAGCACCTGAAGATATCGCACGTCTGACAAACAGACAGGCTGGCGAAATGACAACAGAGGCGGCAACCCGTGCTGGCCCGTACATGCCAGACGAAGTTGAGCGAGCAAGAGCAGAACAGGCAGACGCAACTCCAGAGACACCTGTTGATGATACGCCTAAGACAGCAGAAGATATTGTCATTGAGGAATTTAAAGGACAAGAAGAGTTCTTCAATAAGCAGATAGAGCAAGAAGAAATAGCCTTGAAAGATGCGGAAAGAGATCTTGCCAAAAATCCAACAGACGACAATGCTAAGATACAACGAGACATAATAGCAAAAGATTTAGTTCAGCTAAAAATTAGTCGTGACATCGCTAAAAGAATTAAATTGTCCCAATCTGATATACAGGGTTTTAGAAACTCAAGTAATTCTCAGGCAGTTCAGGCAAAAGCTGATGGTATGCAAGCGAAACTTGATTCTGATGTTGCTAAAGCACGGAATGCTATTGACGCAGATGACATCGCTTCTGCACAGAAAATTCTAAATGACGCAAAGAAGCGAGCCTCAGAGATAAACAAAGAACTTAAAAAGGTTCAGGCCACTCAGAAAAGAGCTAGTGCTAAAAAAGGAAAAGGAAAAGGTTCAGCCACTACTCGAAAGGCTGGACGGGCGACGGGGGATGAATCTGGCCCTTCCTCCACAGACGATTCCTCCGTCGTTGAAGAAGGAGAAGACGTTGCAGTTAACGCAGAGGCAGAAGATTCAGAAGCCTCTAGGGTTGCTGAACTCAGAGAAACTAACCCAAAAGAATATAAGAAAGTTATGGAGGCTGACCTTCGTGACCAAGTACTGGCTGGTAAAGATAAGGAAACACAGGAAGAATTACTTGCTGAGTGGAAAGACATTTCAGATCCAAATGATGTGGATGCCTTTATGGATAGGTCTTTGGAAACAGCAAGGGCTTCAGATAACAAAGAGAAGCCAGTTATTCCATACGCTCAAAGATGGGGCAACAAAGATGATGCTAAGAAGGAGGCAGACAATGCTTTTGCTAAATACAATATTCCTGAAGATGATGCGGAACGTATCCTTGACGACCTAATAAACTCTGGCAAAATTAATACCAAGAAAAGTGGAGTAATTCATGGCAACGGTGCTCCACGAGCAATCAAAGAACATCTCAAAGAGATGGATACCACTTCGCCAGACGGATCAAAGAAAAAATCCATACAGGAAGATATTCGAGATTTAGCATCAGATCAACACATGGTGAAGATTGGAACACAGGATTACCAAGAAGCAATCCTAGAGACAGCCAAAAGAAAACGATCTTTTGACAGCCCCGAAGATATCGAGGCGAATTTAAATGAAATGGTTGCTGGTGGTCGTGCGGCTTCAGACGAAGCAGACCGTCTTATTATGCAACTTGACGTAAGTAAATTCTCAGCTAAAGGAAAGAGAGCGTACAGAGAGGCTAAACTAAAAGTTGTTAAGCTGGAGAATGAATACAAAAACGGACTTACAGAATCTGAGCTTGAGGACTATGTCCCTATAACAGATGACGAGATAGAGCTTAACGCTCGTAAGATGGTTCTAAAGAGTAACCCTCAAAAAAACAGTCCTCGCAATGTTAATAAGGCAATAGAGAATGCGAGTATTCTTATAGGTGCAGGTCGAACTGAGAATGGAAAGATTCAGTCATTCATCAAATGGGATACTGGCACAGTTGGCTTGGGTCGAAATGAAACACGTCACTTCAATAAAGGCACAAACTTTGACTACGAAGGTGCAAGGACGGAAGTTATCACTAATAAAGAAAGGCAAAATAGAAAACTTAACAAGCTCTATCAAAGAAGAGATAACACAAGAAATGAAGAGAACCTTGCGAAAATTCAAGCTGAAATAGACGAGCTTGAAGCTCTTCCGATTTATGCCAAATGGAAAACAGTAAAAACTGAGACAGCGATATACTTCGACAAGAATGGGAACAGGAGAGAAGGAAAGTTTCCAGCAAATTCTGTGCTCTGGACAGATGGTAAGACAGGAAGAAAGTATGACTCTGAGTTTACTGCAAGAAAAATTGCGAATGATGGAATAAAGAAAACGAAAGGGTCTGTTGATGCGAGTGCTACGTTAAATCCTCCAAAGCAAGGCGATAGCTTTGTTATGTTTATCAAGCATAAAAATGCTGAAGAAGGTACAGGAGGAGCAAGACCATATAGACTATTATCTCTGAAGCAAGCTGACAAACTTGAACAGGAAGGTGGCAATGCTCTTGATGCCTTGTTGGGACGGCAGAAAGATAAAAAGGCAGACTGGGAAGTTCGGTATGTTGATGCGGATAAACTGACTCCTAAGACAAGAAGAAACCTTCCATCCTTGTGGGATGAAGCAGACGAAAGACCAAATTCTGGAGATGGGATAGGCGTTATACGATCTCACGGGAATGCAAAGGCAAGCCTTACTGCTACCCCAATGGAAAAGCCTAACATGTTAGACACAGATCTTGATGTTTCAAAGCTCACTGAACAACAGCGTCTGGCATTTAATAGACAGAATAAACAAAGGGCTAATCTTGGCCCTCCAAATTTAGCAGATGTGCAATACGCCATTGAGCAAATTCACAATGGGGCAATAACTCCAAACGGCAGTAAACAAGATCTTGCTCAATTAGTGAATGACTTGGGGCAATTATACAGCATACAGGCAGACGTAATGCCAGCAGGTTATGTTGAGAGTGCCGCTAAAAGAATCGAGATCCTTGAAGACATAGACAACATAATGAGTGGGGCAGACCCAAACACTGTCAGGGCTGTCAGGCAGACACTTGAGGCTTTAGACGGAGATCCAAGCAGAGCACCAAATATTATAAGAAGTGAGGGAGGTGATGGTTGGTCATACGGTGATGGTCAAATCACTATGGACGTTACTTCAAGATCACCTGCGGATCATCAGTTTTTTCACGCAATCGCCCAATGGTCTTACGACAACATACTTACCCCAGAAGACAAGATGGTTTTTTGGCAATCGTTGGTGTCTGGCATTGCCGCAAAAGGCAAGGTCAAAGGTGCGAAGATCCCACTATTAGAACGCTATGCAGACGCAACTGGTAACATACCAAGGAAGATATTCGCAGATCAGTTTAGTAGTTGGGTATTCGACAATAGGTCTGCTGGAATTTTTAAAGGCACAGGTAAACAATATCTTAATGAAATGAAAGACATTCAGGTGTCTGCCATTAACAGGTATTTCTCTGGACGGGAAATACCTTCTATACACCAGAACCTGTTCGCTAAAATTCTACCAGAAGAAGTCAGACATCGTTTCAAGCACAATGATGTTAAAGAGCCAGGGTATGAAGCTAAAACACCAACAGGTAAACATGCTCAAGCTCATGCAATCATCCATAAAATGGAATTTGAAAGAATGCAAAAGGCTGTTGAGGATTTTGAAGCTAATGAAAACCCAGAAGTTGTCACTATGGCGGCAACCGAACTGTTAAGACATTTGAAAACAGTTTTTCGAGGGAAAGGAATTGGTGGTTCAATAAGTTATGCCAGAGGTCTGGATAAAATTGCACGAGGCCGTATAGCAGACATCGAATTTATTCTTCGAGGTGGGGCTGAAGGAGAAACAGGTAAGCGAGCAATAGGTGGAGTAAGAATCCAAGACGGCTTGCAAGAAATGAAATCAGTGGACAATCTTTTCCAACAGGCTGAACTTTTATCAAAACTCTACAAACATGGTCATGTCGGTGTTGATGAAGCAATGCCCGAAGGATTTAAGGGTGGAGATCTCAGAGAGTATTATGGAGATAAGCCTGAGTTCACCAGCTTAAAGAAGCTAGACGAAATGTTGCTCGGCAAACATAATGATGAGTTCTTCGATAAAGAAGGTAAATGGAATGAGCAAGTAGTCACCAACTATCAGACTGGTAAAGAAGATCTTTCTTCAGCAACGAAAATATCGAATGCAAAACTTGTAGTAGAGAAGAGGAAAAAGAAAACTCTTGTCAACAATGCTAAGAATGTAACCACGACTCCAAAATCCAAACGCAAATACAAAAAGGTTGATGATGTCCCAAGCGATATTCAGATGACCTATGGGGCTAAAACTTATGAAGACCTAATAGAGGATTTCAGAAAGCACGACGGAACGCCTACTGGCGATCACATCGCATGGCTTATGTACCAAAAGCAAAACACTGCAAAAGTTCCTATCGAAAAAGAACTGTCTAAAGAGCAAACGGCAGTATTCAAAAAGATGACAAAGGTTAATCTGATGGAGATGTTTCAGGAGGGGATTAGAACAGGAAGGTATATCCACCCAGAGACAAAGGTAGAGTTTCCACTTGCAGATGTTGAATGGGAAATTCAACGACGTGGATTGAAGCCTTCGAAGAAGAAAGCGACACATGTAAGACAGCGTATCAAGACTGAAGTAACACAAGGAGTCGGAGTTCCTACTGAAGATGGGATACCTGCATCAGCACCTATCAGCACAAAGACAATTCTCTCATACATGTCGCATCGTGATCCTGAAGTTCAGTACACCATGAGAACCATGCTTTACCGTATGATGAACCTGATGGGTAAGAATGTAGAAGATACCCTTGGAGATACGAATGTAATGGACGCAAGTGACATTGCTCTTCTTGCACAAGTAAACCCTGCTGGCATGAAGAATGTAGCAGTAGATTTTCGGCATGAAGCATTCAATAAGCTCCGATCAAATCTTAGAAAGATGTCTATTGGATTAACGAAAGGAAACTCAGACCCATTTGATGCAGTCCACGAGGTTGGTCACACAATGGTAAGGGCTGGAATGTTACCAACTGAAGAGATGGACGCAGTAGTTGAACTTTTTAGAGCATCCAAAGACGATATTAAATCACGAGTGAATGCTAGTTATGGCAAAAAGTATTCAGACGAACAGTACACATCAGGAGAAAAGGAACGTCTTCTAGCAGAGGAGTGGTTTGCTGAAGGTCTGGCTAAGTATATGGGCGGCAGAGTTATGCGTGGAGATGTTGCAAAAGCTATGTCTGGTGCAAACATGAGTAACATCCGTCTGAAGAACTCATTCGAAAAAGCTATTGATAGAATTGTTGAGTATGTATCTTACGCAGTCAATGGATTGATTGGTCGTAAAGACATCAAGCAACAGTTCAGACGACTAATGATTTACGGAGATATGCTTGAGGCTACAAATGGCAATCCTTTCTCTACATTACTCCGCAAGAAAGAGGCTGGCGTACCTTCTCAATATGCTGGCATGTATGCCAGTGATGTGCTTCGTTATAGTACGCCTTCAAAGAAAGCCGCTATCAACAAATACACAGGAAATGGGAAGTATTCTTTAGATGAAGAAGGCAACCCAATCACATACTATCATGGCACACCAAACGGAGTTCCATTTGAAGACTCTCAGGTCGTAATGGAACGTGGCGGTGGCTGGCTTGGACGTGGCATCTACATTACTCCTGATGCCAGAGCAAGTGAAGGTGCTTATGCAAAGCGTCCTACCCCAAGGGCTCTGACTAAGATGATCAAGGACTTGGAAGTAACTGAAGATATGAGGAAGAGTGTTTGGCCTCCAGCTTCTAGTGATGAACAGTTGAAGGGCGAGATGGAGAGACTGGCTTATGAAGTTTATGAAGCTAGAGATGAAATTGCCAGATCAAGGAGAAAGTTAGCAGACGTTGATAGGTTAGTCGAAGACTACAACAAGAATGTAGACTATCTGAACATAGATGATGCGAGCACTTGGGACCCAAGAACAGGTGACTTTGCACCTCTCGACGACGAAACTAAAGCTATGCTTCATCTTGAGCGTAAGAATGTTTTCGATGAGCAACAAGGTTTAACTCACAGTATTAACAATCTCTTGGGCCTTGAAGAAATAAAAATGAAAGCATTGGCTGATATGGGTCTGAACATTAAGCCGACAGTTCTCCCATTGTATTCCAGAATGCTAAATACTTTCGAGACGAAAGGCCATAGAATGGGTGAGCCTCATACAGAGGCGGCAATCAATGGGATAATCGCAGTAACAAAGGGGTTTGCAGACGGCCACCCCTTGGCTTTCCGAAGAGCACTCATGACCTCTTTCGCCAGTGGGGGGAGAACGAAACAAGGAATGCACTCTTACAATGCGTTTATTGATGCGATCATGCAAGGCGACCCAACTCTTGGCAAGCAAGAGGCTCAAGATATTTTTACTGAAGCTCTCCAAAACGCAGGTTATGACAGTATCAGAGCCCCACATTCTAATCGTATGAACGTAGACCCAGTCTTAGCTCCTGATGGAGACGGCTTTAATAAAGGCCACACCACTGGCGAGCAGATAGAATACGAAGCCTTTATTGTTTTTGACCCTGAACAAGTGAAGCATATTAACGCAGAGTTTTTTGACGCTGAAGACCCACGCTTACATTACAGAGATTTTAATAATTCAGGGCGAGGATTTAATGGCGGTGCTACAGTAGCAATGGCTGATGGTAGCCTCGATAAACTAGAAACTTCAAACACGGTTGATCTTTTAACGGCAGTTGAAGATGAAGGAACTTCTCCTCCATTAGTAGATGCTATGTCTAGCTTAGTCAGACAAAGAGACTTTACCCCTGTTCAGGAGCAAGCTGTAAGGAAGCAAGGGCCGATGGCGTGGCTTCAAGCCCAGTCTGTGCGAATGGAAAACATGGGTATGAACTGGTTAGGTGGCTGGTACAAGCAACATTTCCCAGACCAGCACCAGACGTTTGCTTCCAAATACATGCCTTTACATCATATTTTGCGGGGTCTTCCAGGGGCAGACGGCAAGATAAGGGCCTGGGCTCGGTCTGCGTCTGGCGGTCTGGGGCAAAAGCAACCTGAAGCGTACACTAAAATAGTGTCTGCACTAAGGCACGGGCCAGACAGCAGACAAGAAAAGCGTCTGACAAAATCTGAAAAGTTCGCCGCCGATCAAATTAGAAAAGAGTTTAGTAGAGAAAGAGCTAGGATGATCGACGCTGGTATGAATGTTGGTTACAGAAGAAACTATGTGCCGCAGATATGGAGCAGAACTGAAATTCAAAAGAATAGATCTGAGTTCATAGAAGGTATGATAGACTATTATAAGCAAGAACAGACCCGTCTTAGCAATACCGTACAGGAAGCAGACGCAAGACAATTTGCTGAGAAAGTTTACCAGAGTTTAACCAGAGAAAGTATTGACGGGGTTCAAGTCCCAGAAAGTCCTAAGTCTCCTGTCAGGGGTTCTACAAAGAATGCTCAAGCAGAGAGCTTAGACTTCAATCGTCTGATTGAGTTGGAGAAATATCCACGAGCCATGAAGAATATGGAGAAATTTCTTGAAAATGATTTGGAGTTTATGCTTGTTAAATACTTTGAAGGCTCATCAAGAAGAATGCTTCATACTAAGAAGTTTGGTTTAAATTCACACGGAGTTGACGACTATCTATTTGCTGTAGAAAATGGATCAAGGGGTATAGCTAGACTTCTATCTTCTAATAAAGTTTATCAAAAAGATTTTAGATCAGTGACAACTGACGGCGTTGAGGAAGGTGTATTGCGAGCCGAAACTGTAATGCCATTCACTGGTCGTGAACAGGAAGCTACGAAGTTTGCAGAAGACTTGGTGGAAACTGCTAAGAAATTTGGAAGCCCTGCCGTCAGGGAAAAGCTCTTACAGATAGAAGTAAAGAATCCAAACAGGACAAAAGATCCTACTTACCATGCAAGAGTTGACGCAATCGTTGGTGCTCTTGAGGACTACAAAGGAGTTAAAACCTTACTTGAAAATGATGACGCAAGGTTCATTGAGAACTCAATGAGGATTGCAAGGAAAGATTCTCTGAATGATTTCGGAGGCAAGGCAGGTTTACGAGCATCAAGATTTTTGAGGAGCGTGAACAATGTAACTCTACTTGGCTTCACAACCCTAACATCACTTGGCGACGTTGCTCTACCTATCATACGTTCTGGAGAAGTTAAGGACTGGATAAAGACAGTGTATTCTTTAGCAACAGACAAGGAATACAGACGTGCTCTTTCCGAAGTTGGTATAGCAATGGAGAACATTACGCATGAGCGTATGTTGAATATGTATGGTGCGGTAGATAACAAACTCTCAAACGCATTCTTCAACGCTACTATGCTAACTCCTTGGACAGATATGAATAGGAATATAGCAGGTGCGTTAGGCTATCAGACATTTATAACAAACCAGAGAAGGGCATTAAACTCCTATGTTAAAGGGAAGCCCATCAGTGAACAGCCACGAGATTACAAGATCGCTTACCGATACATGAAAGACTTTGGCCTTGAGAATTATCTTGAAGGTGGCACTAACAGCAGAATAAGTTTAAGTGACAGATCTCTTTTGAAGAAGGATGCCAACCTTAGAAAAGCAATGATAAGGTTTGCAGACGAGAGTATCTTCCAGCCTAACGCAAACGACTCTCCCATGTTTTCCCAGACACCTCTAGGTGCTCTTGTATTCCAGCTTAAATCATTTCCAACAATGATGAGCCGTCTGGCATACAAGGTAGTTGCTGACGCAAAACTTCACAAATTGTTTAAAGGAGATGCAAGTGAGTCAAACATAAAACCCCTCCTCTACTTCGCCGCACTTGGCCCATCTTTTGGTATGGGTGCATTGGCAGTGAAAGACATTGTGCAAATGCGAGGTGGCGAGGACGAGCAATCACCTGAGTTGAGAGTTAGAAATGCAATGAAGACGCTAGGCTATGACGAGAAAATTCATGGTAACGAAGTTGATTTCTGGGGTTGGTATATGGAAGGTGTCTTGCAAATGGGTGGAGTAGGTCTTCTCGGAGACATAATCCATGCGGCTGTAACACAGGCAGACAATGGTTCTTACGGACAGACAAGGTTCTTACAGACGTTAGGTGGCCCAAGTGTAGGCTTGGTAACTGCTGGTCTGTCAGCTTTCGCTGGAGGTAAAGACTATGTATTCGGTTCTACGGAAAGTAATGCAAAAGAAAGAACTGCCGCACGAGAAATAGTAAGTCGTATCCCAGTAGTTGGTGGCGTTAAGAAAGCTAGAGAAAGTCTGGTTGATGCTTGGGCTGGTGAAGCCACAGGTAAACAATCGTCTGGCTGGGGTGGCTGGGGAGGTAGCTGGAGTTGACGAAGAAGCTCGACCCCAAGTCTCGCTTTAGCAAAGCTGATACGAATGGGGACAATATACTGACAGACGAAGAGCTTGACGCTGAACTGGATCGAGAAGAACGTCGCATCCGTATGGAGAATAGTGACAAGAAGGAAGACCAGATAAGATTGCTTATCTGGTTTCAATCCATAGCCACAGTGCTGTTCGTCGCAATACTAACAATACCAGAGGTCGTTCCAGAAAGCAGACTAGATCATTTGGTCGGTGTTGCAACGACATTCATACTTAGCCAGTTAGGAATAATCGGTGGGTATGTTGGTGCTAATGCTTGGGCTAAATCAAAGGAGGAAAGATAATGCTTAAAGATTTAATTAATCCCGTTGCAGGGTTGCTAGATAAATTTGTAGAAGACAAAGACCAAAAGGCAATGCTTGCCCATGAGATAGCAACGATGGCTGATAAACAAGTCATGGCTCAGTTGGAAATAAATAAAGAAGATGCGAAGGGGAATTGGTTTCAGTCAAGCTGGCGACCATTGACTGCTTACGTCTGTCTTACAGGTTTTGTTATGAATTATTTGGTCAGCCCCCTAGCCGCACCATTTGGTGTTGTCATTCCACAAGTGGATGTATCCATGATGATTCCGATTTTGACAGGAATGTTGGGTCTTGCTGGATTACGCTCCTACGAGCGTGTGAAAAGCGTAGGCAAATAAGAAAGGTAAAACAATGAGAAAATATTTAAAAAGAATTTGGTGTGCGTTGCTCAATAAGAAGTGCAACGAAAATTGTAACTGTGTGGAGGGATAAGGTATGACCTTTAAACTATCGCAAAGAAGTCTAGGTAGACTGGACGGCGTAAAGAATGAACTGTTCTCAGTTGTTACCTCGGCGATTTCCCAGAGTTCTGTGGACTTCGGAGTCGTTTGTGGGATGAGAACCCAAAAAGAACAGGACGATTTAGTAGCTCGTGGAGCGAGCCAGACGAGGAAGTCTAAACACCTTACGGGAGATGCTGTCGATTTAATGGCTTACGTCGAGTGCAACGGAAAGTCACGAGCTTCTTGGGAGTTGAATTTGTACGACGATATCGCAGACGCAATGGCTAAAGCGGCAAGGGAAAAAGGTATCAAAATAAGGTGGGGTGCTTCTTGGCACATTGACTCAATCGGTGAGTACGAAGGAACAATGGAAGAAGCAATGAATGAATACATTGATCTCCGAAGGTCAGAAGGCAGACGACCTTTTATAGACGGCCCACATTTTGAGTTGATGCCTCATTGATGTGGCTATCCATCATTATGTTTTGTTCGTCTGTGCAAGCTGAGTCTTGCATGGTGGTTACTCGGAAAGATTTACTGCCGACACAAGAGGAATGCTTCCATGTTTCTGTCAGCAAAGCACAGATAATCTCAGACGACGAGGACATATATTATGTCCAGCCTATGTGTCAGAACATCTACGTTGGCAAGAAGATAATGGTTGGCGGTAGATATAACATTTGGAACTTTAGATGACTGATGAAGACGAGAAACTAATTCAGGCAGACGGCTTCGATGAAGCTGTGATCGGTGTCACAGACATTGGGTTTGATACCAGAAGAATTGTGTACGACGCAGAAGAAGTCATAGATATCCTAATGACCCGTGATGGCATGTCGTGGGAAGATGCTTTGGAATATTATAACTTCAATATAGTTGGATCTTATGTTGGTAAAGCCACTCCACTTTTCATTTGGAGAATGACGATGAGAGAAATTGGAACTCTCGACTGAGGATAAGATACTTATCTTCTTTGTATTCTTAGCTTACATCAGCACACCAGAAGGTTTTAACTTCGTGCTTACCCACTATCCGTTACTCCTTAGTTACCTCAAAGAGAGGTACTTCGGATTTATTTTCTGATCTCTGCTGAAATTCTCCACCGATTGCACCGTATCCACAGATGTCCAGCCATGAATCAAATTTATCTGAATGGATAAGTCTGGCTGTTTTCATGGCTAACATGCAGAGAATAACGTCCTTAACTGTAATATCTTTCTCAAGGATTACAGACCATAGCTTTGCAATTCTTTCGTGATTTTTGTAGGCATCGCCATAATCTTTAGCTCTGTCCCCATTAATTAATTCTTCTGCTTCACACAGAACTTCTGATCTATTTTTTTCACTCATTGTCCTTTTTCCTTTGGCTTATAAACTTTATATTCTTGGCAAGCATGTATTGCTTCACGATCATGTTTGTCACAGTGCCACCCTCCATCTTCACGAGGGAAAGCAAAGGCACATGTCTCACACCTCACTGGTGCTTCGAGCCCTTCCCAGCAAGCGGCTTTCTTAAAACAAAACCGACAACTGAAACTGTCTGGGTTGTCGCTGACCTTTGTGGCCTCTCCAGACATCACACGTTCAACCTTTGATAACAGAAAGTGGTAGTGTATGTCGTCATACTCGACTATCTCAGCACCATATTCTGACGTATTTTTATTGATAGCTACAAACACGGCTTCCTTGAAACCACTCATACCCATCATCATCTGCAACTGTGAATAATATTTAGGGTGTGCATCCTTCACCCCATTCTTTAAAAACTTTTTGTGACTTGCGTCATTCATAGACTTGATCTCAAGTACTCGTACAATCTGATCGTCTGTCTCTATGTGTCCGTCCATGTGGCAACTCACATGACCGCCGTAGAGATGATAGGAATACTGGCGACCAGTCATACCATCCACCTCCCAGACTCTTACGTCTGCGTTCTCCTTTAGATCCTTAACAACAATGTCTTCAAGCAAATGACCCAACGCAAATATGCGTTGTGTCCTTGGGTTAATCTGTGGTTCGGGGAAACCTCTGAGCGAGAAAGCAAGTGCGGCATCACAAGGAGTACCTACGCCACTAGCCCCAATATATTGTCTGGCTTCTTGTATCTTTTTATTTCGATAGCCAGTATCAATCGCCTCAACTATATCCTCTGCCGTCCTAATCTTTTTCATAACTGCTCCTCAAAGGAAACAGCCCAAGGAAAAGGGAGAGAACCTTGGGCTGTTATGTCGTGGATATGGGAATGAATAACCCTCGCTCTCACGACTTACGTTAGTCGTAGGGAAACCAAAAAAACTACGACTAAAACGGAATCTCATCGTCGTCAGTTGAGGCTACTGCCTCTACTAACGCTTGAGATTTTTCATAAGATTTAACTTCAGGCCACCTTTTGCCCTCGTTATTTTCCTTCCCAAGCCCTACGTTTATGCGAACTTGATAACCACTTAGCTTGTCTGCATCCCCAGGTTTATTAGCATCGGGATGGTTAGACGCTTCAAGCATCGCCTTCAACTGGGACTTACCAATCTGAACGGCTTTCGGATTTGGGTTCTGAACATTATATCGCTCTACGATTGTCATATCGTTTTCATCAGCAAACATAACTTCAAGATAACGCCCAGTCCTTGCCGCCGTTTCTTTAATCATAGCTTCTTTAATGCGTACATCGTGATTACCAACCTCTAAAAACCTTTTAGGTGGGCCATCGTCTGCGGCTACGTCTGTTAAATCTAATTCTCCAAAATTAAAACCACTCATTTTACTTTCCTCTTCTCAAATTGTTCTTTTGTTTCTGACATCTTTGCCAGTAGTTCTGTGACATCGTCACACTCTTCGATGGCGTTTAGCCTTCTTTGTGGATCACGACTTTTGCCGTGCCATCCGTTCACTTCGTCTGTCGCAAACATACGTCTGACTTTTGGATGCCCACTATCTGTCTTCTCTGTAGTTCTCACTCCACAGAAAACGTGATCGAAGATTGCAGGTATCTGCTTAGAGACAGCCTGACCTTTCACATGAGGCCAATACTGTGTTACTCCGTTGGCATCTGCTTCTTCTTTGGCTAGACATGTTACGAACACATGAGCAGGTAAGTCTCTTATTTTTTTAAGGACACCTATCATCTGCGTTGCATATTCCCCCCAGACCTTGAACCCATTCTTCTCGCCGTCTAGCTTTTCATCCAGACTTTCGAGAAGTCTGTCTGACATTTCTGTCAAACTATCTATGGCAATCCACTTATATCCTTGAGCTTTTAAGAAGTCTGGATGTGTTAACCATTTAAAGATCTGCATAAAAGAGTATGTACCCTTCTCTTCATTGTTCTCTCCATCCCATGAGAGGAACGGAATGTAATCAATGTCTGTGTCCTCAATAGATTTAAGTCCAGCTTCACCAGAAATGATTAAGCCTTTACCAAATCTTTTTTGATAGAACCTACATTGAAATGTTTTGCCCCACCCATGGTGTGCGTACAGCAACGTCTTGGTTGGGCCATCTGATTGTAAGTCAGATGTTTTACTTGGTCGAAACTTCATATATTACCTTTCTTTTATTCTGTATCACTCTAAATATAATTAGTTGTAATACTATTTGACACTTTAGTAGTATAGTATAAGTTACAGGTGTCAACCTAAAAAAGAGAAAAGAATGAAAAAATTAAATATAAAACGACTTATCGAAGATGTTGGTGGTGCTCGTAAGGTTGCAGAAATAGTGGGCGTTCAGAGGACTGCCCCGTATGGATGGGTGCGTCAAGGACACATCCGATCTACATTTTTAGAAAAGATAACTACAGCTAATCCAACATTAAACATTAATAAATATTTTGAGGAGAGACAAAATGAAAAACTTGGAGGCGGCACTTGAACTGCTAGACATGGGTTGGTCAATCATCCCATGTCGCCCAGATACGAAACGACCACGAATTAAGTGGAAAGAATTTCAAGAAACCTTACCAACAGAAGATCAGGTAACAGAATGGTGGACTAAATTCCCAGATGATCCTATTGCTCTAATCACTGGCAGTTTATCAGGTGTGGTTGTGGTTGATTGTGACAATGAGGAAGCCCTTCATGCCGCCTTTGATTGCGGAATGAAGTCACCCTTTCGTGCGAAGACAAAGAGAGGGCATCATCTATACTTTCGCCACCCAGAAGACGGCATACGTCGTGGCCCAAAAGCTGGAGTTAATAGTAGAGGATCAGACTGGCCTAAAATAAATGGGCTAGATTTTAGAGGTGATGGCTCGTATGCCCTTGTGCCTCCATCTAAGAATTATAGTTGGGAGATACCAAAGGGTTTTAGCTTAGACCCAGAAGACTTTCCAGTCTGGGAAGATTGGAAGCCAGAGATTAAATCAGAGTTTGATGACTCGTTTAGTTTTAATGACCTAGATTTATCTGATGTTGTGGCAATGAACCCCATAGAACTGATGTCTGAATGGGATAGGACTGCAAGGTATGTGCGAGAGACGTACCCAAACACCATGAAGATCCCGTCTGGTGTTGGCAATGGTAGGAATGAACGAGTGATGAAGTATATCTCTGAGCAAATCCTAGATGGAAACTTCGGTGCAGAACTTCGTGTTCGTGGCTACGCCTTTATGACTGAGTTTTTTGAAGAACATCTATCGGTTGCCGAGTTCGAAGCTACTGTTCGTTCAATGGAGGAGAGTGAGAGACGTAATCATCCAGATCGTTTTGATGAGAAGGGTGAGTACATTCATCGGAAGAGAATAGAAGAAGCCAAAGCTGAAGAGAATGGTGAAGGTAGATCAAGAAGATTAATTACTATGGGAGATGCTAAAGAGTTAGCTGAGAAGTCTGAAGCTAGAGAATTTCTTATTGAACCTTGGCTATCACCTGCCTCGATTACGCAGGTCTACGGATATTCTGGTCATGGTAAATCTTTATTTGTCCAGAACGCTATGGCTTCATTGGCATCGGGACGTAAATACTTTGGTTGCTTTGAGATCAATAAGCCAAGCAAGATCCTATACTTAGACTTCGAGATGGGTATGTCTACGATAGCCAGACGTTTACTTGAGATGAAACAAGTACATGGAGATACGAAGGATAGGTTACAGATATGGACTCCCTTTGTTGATAACCATGAGATGAACCTCCGAACTAAGGAGGGTCTTGTTGAGTTACAAGGTTGGGTAGATTTTATTAAGCCAGACGTAATAGTTGTTGACACCATAAGAACTGCATACCCTGGCTTAATGGAAAATTCCTCAGACGAATGGGCAAAGGTAAACCAGTTGGCTGTCCGTCTGCGTAACTCTGGTTATGCTGTCATCCTTGTTCACCACAGCAACAAGCCAAGTGAGACTGGTGTTGGTAGAGAGGCTGGATCAACGAACCAGTTGACTGTCTTGGAAACACAGATCCGTGTGACACAAGTTTATCAGGATGAAGAGACGGCGAAACAAAACGCCGCCATCTATGACGGCTCATACGACAGACCAGTGTGGCCCATGTTATCGGCAAGGCTAATGAAAGACTTCCAATTATATATGGTAATGGAAATTCGTTACGGTAAAGTTCGTGAATGGACAGACGCACATGATCGTGTTCAGTGGATTGGTTTGGCGGCTAACAACCAGACAGATGAAAGATGTATAGTATCATCTCGTTCAACAAAACAAATTGCAAAAGACTTGGCACTTGATGGAAAAGATGTAGAAGAAATCAGTCGAGTTCTATCTAAACCTTTAAGGGTGATTAAGGATTGGTTGGAGGTTTAACCTTCCAGTAACCTTTCTCATAAATACCCATAACTTTGGCATCAGGGAAAACTTCTCTGATGCTATCAACCCATTCAGCTATCTCTGGATACTTGGCTCTGTTGCCATTTGTTTCTGTCTGCTGACCAATGGTTCTGAATTTAGGAACGTATCGCTTACGGCTCATGTTCGCTTCGTTTCTCCTTCGTTTATACTCAGGCCCCCCAAGGGGGCTGAGTAACACTTCGGCTCAAGTCGCTCTCAGCGTTCCTACACCCTGAGAGGTTGAAGGTCAACCCCTTTTTTTAAATTAGTTTATATTATTTTATATATTCGGTTGTATCTTAGGTGTGCTTTAGGTATATGTATACATATAGGTACAAGTAACAGGAGCAGTGTTGCCAAAGCCGATAGAAATAGGGCCGACAAACTTGAGATGGCTCAGAGAAAATCACAGAAAGACGACGTACTCCGATATGTCAGATAGAATCGGTGTGTGCGTAGACACGCTCAAACGCATACTCGTGCGTGAAGGACTTCAAGAATTTGATGGAGCAAAGTACCAACTGCGTAGAGACGTTGGCGTAACAATGTGGAATCGTCCTTGCCTTGAGTGCTCAAACGAGGAGTTGCGTCCAAAGAACTGGTTCTACTGCCGTTCATGTAGGAAAAAGAGAGGATATGAGGAGGAATGAAAGTAATAATAGAGTCGCCCTACAAGGACGACATCGTGCGGAACACCGATTATGCGAAGCGTTGCATGATCGACAGCCTAAATCGTGGAGAGTCACCATTAGTTTTCCACTTACTTTACACACAAGTGCTAGATGAATCTAACGAAGATGAGCGATACAAAGGTATCTCGGCATCATTCCTCTGGCACAAACACGCAGACAAGCTGGTCGTCTATGAAGATTTTGGAATAACTTACGGTATGGAACTGGCAATCAATCTGGCTAAACAGAATGGTGTCCCCATCGAGAAGAGGAAACTCAATGGGTAAAAGATCTAATGGCTTTGAGAGAAAAGAGAGAGACTTCTACCCAACAATAGATCCGTCTGCTATCGACCCCATAGCTGGCTTTGTCTTATACAAAAACTATTACGAACCGTGCGTCGGAGACGGACAACTCATCAATCTCTTAGACGAACTCGCCGTATGTACTGGCTCGTCAGACGTAGAAAAAGATGCGGCACGACTGGTGAGAAAAGATCTTGCTGGGGCAGATCTTTTCATAACAAACCCTCCGTACTCTTGGCCCATACTTGAACCAATATTATTTAATCTATCTGCACTCTTACCAACCTTACTTCTTCTTCCCTCAGACATGATGCACAACAAGCGTATGTCTGTTCACATGAAGCGGTGCAAAACCGTCTGGTCAGTAGGCCGTCTGTACTGGCAAGAGAATAAGATCAAAGGAAAAGATAACTACTGCTGGTATTTGTTCGGAGATAAGTCCGTGCCAACAAATTTTATAGGAAGAAAAACATGAGCAACCCACAGAAAGCTAAAGGCGACGGGTACGAGCGTGAACTTGCGGCGTACATCAACGACAACACTGGCCTCGATTGTTCACGAGCCCCTCTGTCTGGCGGCGGTGCGATAGGTATACTGTCTGGCGGTGCAGACCTGCTCGGCGTACCCAACCTTTTCATAGAAGCGAAGCGTGTCGAGCGTCTGAACTTCCACGATGCTATGCGTCAGGCTGAACGTAACCGTACCAGCCGTGCGACAGACGACGTACCCGTAGTCATCAACAGAAAGAATAGAATGAAGACGGGAGATAGTCTTTGTCTCCTCAGACTGGACGACCTGCTCACCTTCTATCGTGCATACTTATGTCAGGAGGGCTTTGTTAAGGAAGACGAATGCCAGCCTGTCCAGTCTGCTCAACCAACCAAGAAACTGTAGCCCTCTACACACTTCAGCAGAAATGGATAAAGGCACTCATGGCTTGCCCACGTTGTGAGGCAGAAAGGAAAGAGAGGAAAAGTGAAAAAAGACAAGCTCCCGTTCCTGATCGACCAACTAAAAAAAGCCGACGATAGTTCGCCCTCCTCTGGCCTTACGGCCCGTCGGGCTACCTCAAAACAAACTAAACTTGTACAACAAGTATGGAACTGGATAGTCCACGACCTCTCCGAACCTACCGAAGAATACAACGACATGCCTCCATGCCCCTACGCACGACAAGCACTCATGGCTGGACGTGTAATCTTCCATACCTCAGACGATCTAACCGCCGCCATAGATATCAAAGCCATCGGCGACCCAGACAAGTTCACGCACGTCTTCATCTGGACAGACCCATCTCAAATGTCACCCGATGAAATGACCGACTGGATCGCTGACCAGAACAAGAACCACTTCGGATGCTGGCTTATAGGTATGCACCCCGACCACCCCGACGCAGAATTATCTGTCTGGCAGTCACTCAACATGGACGACTGGGGCATACTTCTTGTGCAATCATTAGCAGACTTAGACAATGCTCACTCCATCCTCCTCGGAACTCAGTACTACAGAGGCGTGGATGACATAACAGACTTAGTAGAAAGAAAGGTAATGGCAAATGCGTGGTATGAAAAAGTCAGTAAAGAAATCGAAATCGAAATCGAAGAAGAAGAAGTGAGGCACTGATGCGTGGAATGAAAAGACCAAACAGAGGTGTAGTGTTTACCCGATCTGGAAACATAATGCCTAATCAAATGAGAGGTGGAATGAACCCGATGGCAAGACCTATGTCTCGTCCGTCTGGTATGTTCGGGAGGAATATGGGAGGGCGTAAGCCGATCCTCGGACGATTAAGAAAGAGGTAGTCCCATCGACCCATTAACTGTAGCTATTGGTGCGTTCAAGGTCGCAAAGAAAAGTATTGAGCTTTCTAAAAGTGCGTCCGAAATTGCGAAAGACCTGGGCAAGGTCTGGTCTGCTATAGATCAGGTCAAGGCAGACGCTAAGTCTGCGAAGAAGTCTGGAGCATCCAATGCGATGGAGAAGTTCATTGCTCTGAAAGAGGCTGAAGACCTAGAATATAACCTGCAACAAATCATTCGTGCCACTCGTGGCGAGGCAGGGCTCAAGCAATTCATGGCTCTCCGCAATGAAGAGAAGAAAGCTATGGAACTTGAGGACTACGAAACTCGTAAGCGTAGTGCCAAGATAAAGAATGTACTCTCTATTTTATTCGGCAGTGTAATATTCTTTGCTGGCTTTGCTGGCCTTGTGTATGTAGCTTGGCTATATGGATCACCCAAGTAATCAACTCAAACTAGACCTCAACGAAGAACCTGACGGTCTAACCCTCGCAGAAACGGAGGGAGACAACTGGCTCTATAATCTTTTTGTTGCGACTGTCTGCAATTCTGATACGATAGATGGCATGGAAGAAAAGATCTGCATCCTCTGCAACAAATCGTTTACCGAATGGGGAAACAACCCCTCACCATTGGCCTCGTCTGGTCAGTGTTGTGACAAGTGTAACGAGAAGGTAATCCTCGCCCGAATTTTGGACATAAAAAAAGGGGATGAAGCCGAAGCCTCACCCCCTTAATGAAAGTTACAATCTATAATTAAACGAGTAGCTATTCTATACTTGTGTTATTCACTACTATCAACGACACCTCGCCTCTCGAAAATTTAACTACAAACTAAGCAGAAAGGGAATTGAAGGAAGCATTGTAAAACCTTTCTGCTATGATTCGATTATACCACGACTTTCTCTGTTGTCGCCGAGCCGTCAGTATTTTTCTTCTCTGGCTTATCATCAATGATGAACCGAACTGTCCACATACTTTGACCCCTCATAACGATCATAAAGTCTTTAGTCGGACAACTCTCTAGCCATGCGTTGATCTCTTCCTTAGTAGCCATTAACGGTTCATCTCTACAAACCGTCTGGCTATAACTTCCCTATTACAATTATCGCAACATTTTTTATCTGGGCTCGCCAGAGGAGCAGGGTTATTCCCTGATCCTCTGAACTCCTTATGGCACAGACAACATGTATATTTAGGTCGCCAATCTTTATCCATCAGATAACCCCCCAATGCTTGAGGTAGATCTTAGCCTTGTCACCAGATGTCCATCCCTCTTTAGTAGAGTTCTGAACAATTCGGCAATGTTGTAACCACTTACAGTAGCCACTAACTGCCGAACCAGATATGCCGACTTGCTTAGATATGTCACTCAGACGTACCTTCTGCCACTGATCCTTCTGTGCTTGCATCCACATGATTGTCAGTGCTATCTTCATTTCCATCGGCTTTATTCTGTGCATCTGCTTCGAACCTCATTATATTGTTTATGACCCATCTGGGAGATGAGACGCATGACGACAAACTTGTTACCAAGTCTGCCGCCCCATCTCTATTCTTCACGTTGGCATTGAAACCAAGTTCAACACCAACGAGTTTGTTAGTCTCGTCGATGACGGCAAACAAGTTGCCGACATCAATAGCTTTTTTGTTATTCTGATCTGTCAATTTTGATCCTCCTACTATAATCCCAACCAAGAGTTTTAGCTATTTCCCTCTCTGCTTTATGGGATGATATTTGTACGTCCGTTAGTAGGTCTACAATATCGTTCATATGATCTTGTGTCGTCTTGTTGTGAACTTTTAATTCAGATCTCACTGTCTCTATAAGTCTCTCGCACAAGCGATCAACTGCCTCTGCAAATTTTATGTCACGCATTGCACAACCTCGCTTAGATAGACCTTCTGGCCTTTCCAATATTTTAATTGCTCATTCAGCGTTCCTTTGCGTGGTGAGGGCATCAGCCCATTTTGGTATTTAACGTGCGGTTCACCGTCACACTTATACTTTTTTCTAAGCATGTGACACCTCATAAGGTGGGGCAGTTATCACGTTGTTGCCAACATTGATCCAGTGATGAATCTGAGATGGAACAGTATAGTTCAATCCCTTCTTAGTCCTTATTCGAAACTTAAATCTGTCGAAGTGGTATGTTATCCAACTGCCTTTTGATTTTCCGTTACCAAGAGAATGCCTAGAGATCAGCTTTCTCCCTCCTCGGCTCTTATCGTTTATGTTAATCATATTCCTATCCTCCATATATGATTGTTTTACTAAGGTTGTCATTAAGATTACTCGAATTCCCTCTTTAGTGTCAATGACACCACTCCAAAAGGTGGTGTTTGTTCCATATTTGGTGAAACGGCACACCATAGACACAACTTATTGTGTCTTTAGGTGTTTATTATGGTGGTTTTTCGTCCGATGGGTGTGCTTCTACTTCCTTGGTAAGGGCATCCACCGTACTCTTGTCAACACAATTCGTTGTGTTAAGGTTGCTCGTATGCTGGCGTAACTCAGTGGTAGAGTGCCTCATTGGTAATGAGGGAGTCGAAGGTTCAATTCCTTCCGTCAGCACCACATCCTTCTGGTCAAGATTTGGGACACTACTATCCTTGGATGTATCCAAGTGTTCTATAACACTCTTTAGACTGCTCGGAGCGAGGTGAGCATACCGCATAACCATCTCCAAACTTGCGTGTCCCAACAACTCTTTCAACTCGTCAAGACCCACACCCTTCTGCCTCAAGTGGCTGGCAAACGTGTGTCTGCAATCGTGTGGCCTAAAGTCTGTGATCCCTGCTTTCTCGCAAGCCTCACTCCAGAAGTGATAGAAGTTTGTGTTGTCTGACTTCCTTCCATCATTGTTCACACCAGACCTTCGCCATTGAGAACCCAATGGGTTTGGAAAGACAAGGCCACCATTACATCTACTCTCAAGGATTGGTCTGAGTGACGAGACGATTGGAACTTTCCTCCAAGTCATGTGTCTCTTGCGTCCCTTCCTTGAATATAACATGACCTCATCTCCGATGACATGTTCATTTGTCAGACTGAACGCATTACCCAAACGAGCACCAGTGAAGAAGAGAAAGGAAACAAGATCTTTAATTGTATCATCGCAACAATTAATCAACCGATCCCTCTCCTTCACAGTTAACCATCTTAACCTACCCTCACCTTCGGGTGGCTTGACAAGATTAACTTCTCTCCCATTCACATCTGTAAAGATTATGAATGGGAAACCTCTCGTCTTTGAATGATTAATACTGGCTATGAGTACAGCCATTTCTTTTCGGATTGAGGTAGGCTTTGTCCCCTTCCTTTCGAAATGGCTATACACTTTTTTAATATCAAGATCGCTTACCTTCATCTTTCCGAAGGCATTATCAAAAGCATTCAACACCCACAGAGAAGACTTAGATAAGAACCCCTCTGGTCTGCCAAGATATCTCTTGTTCATCTCGGCAACGGTGTCGTCGTGACGCACCTTACTCTTTACCTCATCTGTCTGGCTAAAAATTTCAGCCTCAATTTTAGATAACAAATTAGATGCGAAGCGTTTTTGATTTAAAGTAAACTTTGTACTGCGTTTAACTCTAACGCTCTTGCCATCAGCCCTAGTCATCGTGCCGATTGCGTACCATACGTTTCCTCTTAGACTTAGATTAAGTCCCATTTCCTACACCATCTCCTATTATCAGGTGATCGAAAGCCTTTCCACCTTCCTTGTCATAATTGGCATCCCAATCTTTGGGCAAACCTTTCGACAACAAACGATAACTCTCGTCATCTATTTCCTTGAGTGCATTGATCGTCTTCAGAATTACTTGGGCTCTCATCTGCACCCCAAATTTTCTAGCGATTGTCCTAACATGAACTTTCGCCGTGTTCTCAGTTATCTGTAACCTTTTTGCAATGTCACCGTTAGTAGCTGATCGACAAAGCATTTGGATAACCCCATGTTGTTTAGTTGTGAAACCTGCAAGCACCACCTCTGGTCTGTCGTCTGCCTCAATGGGTGGGCTAACTTGTTTTGTTGCAAGTCCATTGTTTAGTCTATCTATAAGGTTATCTAACTTCCACTCTATCCTATCTAGTTGTTTCATAGCTTGCCCCCTCTATGTAAGATGTCTTCGGCCACCGCCGAAAGCATGCTTGTTGTATGAAACTAATTTGATTGTGGCTTTTCTTAGCCAAGTACTAAGGCTGAGTTTCCATCGTCTTGGTGGTCCTTTTCTTAATGTATTTATTATCATTGTTCTCTCCTTTTATATTGATTAAAATAACACTGCTCTCCTCAACTGTATAGTATCCTATACACACCGAATACACCACTGTCAACACTATTTCGGTTACGTTCAATTTAACTACTTATTATAGTGTTTATCACACCACCTATTAAGATCCTTCCAATTCACCTTCGGATCTGGACTATTAAATTGAGGTGATAAATTTTTCAACTCATTGTATCTATCACCTATTAAATCAGCGGCATCAAGGTTATCTCTGACACACACTGCATACTTCTTATCTTTCATTATGATAATCAACTCACCCTCATCTACTGTCATGTAATCCTTCACCATTGTTCCTTCAATCCTTGCAATCATTGTCTTCTTCGGATCGAAACCAGTAATGTGCTTAAAGCTGACATGCCCAGACGGCCTCCACCCCCTGGCTTTCTTAGGCTTACTCGTCTGGCTAGGCAACAAGTTATCCTTCATTAACTTCTCGCCTAGCTGGTTGTATATAGTAACCCTTTGATCGTCTGCCAGACCATCAAAGATCGTATGTATTTTATCGTAGAATTTCTGGATCATTTGTCCTCCTTCAACTGTTGCATTGTATCTGCATTGGCTTTTAATACTTGATAGCTTTCTTCACCATGTCCGTCTGATGAACACATCCAACATGAGCATAGACGCAAGTGGTCTGCTATTCTTCCGTAGTTAAAATCGTCACCATAGGTTTTACCTATCTGACTTCGCTTTGCTTTATCTATTGCACGTTCTCTCTGTGAACGTCTGAATGCTCTATCCCTCATTATTCTTCTCCTCATAATTTTTACTGCCACAATCCCAACACTCCCTAGCCCCTATCTCCTCTGTGTTGTAGCTTACAAGAGTGCAGTCAGTTACACTTATTGGGTTTCCACAATTTCTTGAGGGTATTTCCTCTGAAATCCTATCAACTGCTTCAGCTATAAGTTCATTCACTGTACTAGGATAACATTCCTCCTTTGTTGCTATCCATTCTCCATGATGTTTCATGTCAAGCACAACTGTTCGTCTGTGCCACATCTCTTTCCGAGTATCTGTTAAACTTATTCTTTGCGTTATCTTAGGTCTTTTCGGCTTCATCCCTCTTGATGTCATAAACGATAAGGCATCCTCTTTTAAATCTTCGAAGTGCTTTATGTACAGATTGTTGTAATCAGATTCCTTATTTTGTTTTGCTTTTTCTATCTCATGTTCGATTTTATTAAACTGATCTTTTATGTTTATAGGCATCCACAATACTTTTGGTAGTATTCTACGTTCTCCATCGTATTCACTCATTCTTTTTCCCTTCCTTAATTACTTTGCCCCATCGTCTGTGTGGCAATCCTTTTTCCTCTAACCAATTACGAAATTTCTTTGTAGGTTCTGGCACTTGACACACCTCACCTTGACAACAATCATCGACATTACTTTTGCACATGGGACATTGGTAATGCCCATGCACAAAAACTAAACTCACTTCACTCTGGCATCGAGGACACCTAGTCATCATCATCTCCTTCGCAACTGCAAGTGTCAGGAATTTCGTTATCACCTAACATCGCACTCCATTGATAACCACATTCAGTGCAAGTCCATCTTCCATTTATCTCTTCTATCATGTCTTCACCTCTCTGCGTCTGGCCTTTGGTTCTTCCATCTCATAGGTATCAAAGGGACAACCACAAGCCTCTATGATTTCCTCTCCCTTTAATTCATTCAACCTTTTTGCCAAAGCATCCACCATCATATCAGCAGTGACATCACTGCCATCTTCCTCGTTGCTTATAACTTCGAAAGCAATATCAAATGCGTGGTTATATCTAGTCATGCCTTCTCCTCAAAATTTAATCCAGTGTATGCTGGTATTGGTTCACTTGTATCAACATTGCTAACCTCGACAGTGACCCTACCATCTTCGTCAACTGCAATGTAATTGACATCCCACGCTATCTTTATTAAAGCCTCGTTCAATTCATCCCACGTCATGTATCTATACTCCTTATTATTGGCATGATCTTGCTACGATCTAACTGCCGTATGTTTTTCTTTCTCACTTGCTTACCGACCTTCAGCCAGAACTGCATGTGCCATCGTCTGGATGGATGCCACTCCATCCATTCCAGACGTACAACTGTCTTCGGTTTCTTTTTAAGCGACGGCATCTCTGACCTTCATCAACTCAGAGTTATCAACTTCATACCTCTCGCCAAGTAACGCCTTGGCTAACTTGCTGATGACGGTCTTCTGCAAATCGTCTAGGTTACGCACCACCACATGGTCTGGGTAGAACTTCTTGACTGAACTATCTTGTATACCAATACCAATCATATCAATGCCAGATTTGATGGCTTCATCAACGGCATATCTACAGTGAGCGTCTGCACCCATCAGGTCATAGTCTTCGTACCCTCCAGCACGAGAACATGCAAATGCTGGTAGCCCATCAGACAGAACCAACATAACCTTTCTCTTCTCATGTCTCTTCAGTAGTCTGCGAGAAGCCCATTGTATTGCCTCACCATCTACATTCTCACGTCTGTCAGCATAACAATGAATACCTCCAAGTGCAGGTTTGGCTCTGAGTAATGACTCATTGTAATCCTTGAACACATAATGCAAGAGCCCCTCTACTCTACTAAAGGGCTCTTTACCCTTAACTTTCTCTCTGTAGAATCTCTTCCAACCAATAGACCTATCAGTGAACCCTAAGATTTCATAGCTAACTGTGGTACGTTCCAATGCTTCAGCAAGAGCAATCGCAATCTCATTAGCAAGTCGTATCTTGCTACCACTCATACTACCAGAGCAGTCAATCAATATTGTTGTGGCAGTGTCTATCTCTGGCACTGGATCTCTCTCTTTGTATACGTCTGGCTTACCATTGAAAGCCGAAACCAATCTCTTGGTATCCAACTTCCCTTGCTCTCTTCCACCTTCCCATCCTCTGTTCATCTTGGCAGACAAGGCTCTCTCTAGCTTTCGCCTTATGACATTAGGTGCTCCAGTCATACCTCTTAATTTTCTTTCGTACTCATCACGACCATGTTGCTCGTCATCAGGCATCATAAGTTTCCTCTTGGGGTGATGCCTCGTTATCACAAGATCATCTTTGGTGGTCATTACTTTGTAGTCACTACCATCTCCCTTGAGGCTCTCACTCTTTGATATGATAGCATCCACTGCATTCGAAAGATCTCCCGTCTGTATCTCATGCTCTCCCCAAGATCCCGTAGCTCCTACTGTATCTTCATCTCCTTTATCTTCTGGTTTATCTCCGTCTTCTTTATCTCCAGCATCATCTGCTCCAGACCCTCCGTCTGGTTGATCTTCTTTATCACCATCTTCCTCTCCATCTGGAGAGCCCTTACCTTTTCCATCGCTTCCTTCGTCCTCTTGACTTTCCTCTCCCTCCAGTTGTTCGCTGACTGTAGTATCTTTTTCATCTTCGTTGACTTTTTCATCGCCGTCTCCCTTGTTTGCTTCATCTCCATGAGGTGGGTCTTGATCTGGTGTTCCTCCTCCTTCACCATCACCCTTCTTATCTTCTGGCTCTGGCTTCCTCTTCTCAGCTTCCTCCATCACCTCGTCATGTATCTTCTTGGCTAACTTGTGGTTATCCTTCGTACTCTTGCACCCATTGATCTCCTTGACCCAGTCTTTAAGTCTCTCTCGAAGGTCATCGTCAAGCATGTTAAGGCAGTCGTCATTGTTCTTTATTTCCTTGTAATCCTTACGGCCTTCCCATGTCAGTGCCACTGGCAGTACTGCCATCCAATCTTTGGCTATCTTGTCTGCGTCTTTCATATCCTTGAACTCACCATTGACGGCAGACGCAACGGCAGACAAGTTCTTCCATGAACCTGGGTATTCCTTTAAAACTTTTCGCTCAAGCCAGACATCCTCAACGGCATTGCCTAATGACTTTAGTAAATTGTTGAATGATCCGTCTGGGTTAGTGCATTCATTCTCTACGAACTTCTTTACTTCCTTAAAGTTTGTGTGCCTTATGTGACCTGCTTCATGGTCTGTGTAACCACGCATCACATCAATAGACACATCATCTATCTCTTTCCCTTGTGCCATTGCAGGTAAGTTAATGTGCGTACCATCTGTGTACGCACCATTACCCCCAAAGGTAACTCTCGTCTTGGCTTTCCTTCCAAATACTGCTGACGTTTCCGTCATCTCGTGCATAAATAATTCTGATTTCATTCTCATTCTCCTCCCTTCATCACTACCTTGTAATGCTTGTGACCTTCACCTTTTCTGAACACATATTCATCTTCCAAAATGTTCTTGAGAAACCAGCCGAAATCTTTCCTTAGTTGCTCGTGCTTACCTTTGAATATGAAACCTGCACCCTCCAGAATGTCGTTGAAATAGGTAGTCGTAAGCGTGACCATTAACTTGTAGTCTTCTGGATCTATGATCGCATCATCATCTCTGATAAATACTTTGCTCATTACATCTCTCAAAACTGCCACCATCTTTGGCTTCTGTGCTACATGAGGTGTCATTATATGTGGGTACATCTCAGCATACTCATCAGCCGTTGTGATCTTCCGATCAAACTTTCTCGGAACTGTTGGCTTGTAAGGCTTTGTCTTTGTTCTTTCTCTGCCAGTGCTAACACCAGACCTTCGAGACGGCTGAGTTAAAGGCATCTCCGTCTGGGTATCTGTCTCTGTCTTGATGCCCATGTTGTTGAGCATCGTTGATGCTACTGCTTTATCTGAATCGCTCATTCATTTTCCTCTCTTTGTAATTGTTGTATGAATTTCTTGAACACTTCGTTGAGTATGGTTTCCATCTGCAACTCAGTCATGCCACCTTCCTAACAAATATGACTCCGTCTGTTGTTACAGTCATACCTTTAATGTGAGCCGTACCTGCTATATCGCTGAACGTGATGTAGTCTCCTACATTGGCGTACTTTTTGAGGTTCTTGATGCTCATGCGTTTGTCACCACGCCTTGTTTTGTAGAACCTGATGGTTGTCTTACCCGTCTGTGTATATGGATCGAAGACATCAACCGATTTGATTACTGGAAACGTAAGCACTCCGAATAGTTTCAGCACATCAACCTTTGCATCAATGATATACTTGTTCAGCATCGTCTTCGTTATTATAATGTGTGGCATCTTACTCATTAACTTCATCCTCCCATAACTGTTCAAATTTCTCGTTAAAGGAATGGAAGTTTGCATCTTCAAATGCCTTTTGTGCTACACTGAAAATCAAATCTCCATTCCACTTAAAATGCTTGGCTATAATTACACCTAGCACCTCTTCATCTGTTGCTTTATAACCTTCCACAAAAGATTGTTTGGCAGTCTCATCTATCAACTGTTTGAGTGTCATATTAACTCCTCACCCTGGCTACTATGCCATTAAGTACTGCGAAATCTTGGGTAGTTGCCCTATCAAGCACACTTGATTTGAATGCGTTGGTAACTGCGTTCTCTTCACTTGAGTCCATGATTGTGAATGTCGATATCGCCTTGCCTAATGAAAGCATATCTCTTGGTGTGATAGGCTGAAGAACATTGCCTTGCTCGAATGCTTTCAGATGCTCTGTCACATACTGTGTTATCATGGAGACGTACTTGTTGTTTAGGGTAGGGCATTTCTTCTTGAGCAATACCTTCCTCTGGTCTGCACTTAGGTAATCGACTTTCTTCCAGACAGTGAAACGATTGAGAAAGGCCATGCTCTGTGGTCTAGCACCAGCATACATAGACTTCTCATCTCCTTGGCCTTGTGTATTTCCAGTGCCAAAGATCCTAAACATTGGATGTGGTTTCACTATTCGATTGCCGTCTTCGGTAATCACGAGAGGCTTACCCTCTAGTGGAGCTTGCATTACATAAGCTACACTTGGAGTGACAAAGTCTATCTCATCACAACAAAGAACCATAGGTAAT